GGCAGCCAAGCGTATGGATGAATTTCAGGACACCCTGAATAAGTCTTTCGCTACACCAAACACAAACGGACTTACACCTGCACAAGATTCAACAGCAATGTTGGAATCACTAGCAGCAACAAAGTCACTCGCTCCTGATGCTCTTGCAGGATTGAACAATGCAATCGCGGCACAACGCCTTGCTGTTCAGGATATGCAAAAGGACATCACAATCTCAAGCCCACTCTCAACATCTTTTGCAGCCTTCGACCTTGAAGCACCTGCAAAGCTATTGACACCTCGCCCAACACCACTTCGTAACCGCATCCCTCGTAAGAAGGGCGTTGGTACATCACACCGTATCAAGCGCATCACAGGTTACACAGGTACAGGTACAGGTGGACAAGGTCAGATTTGGCCGGGCGTAACAGAATCTACAACTACTGCTTTCGGTTCAATCAACTTCGAGCGTGGTTCAAAGATCAGTTACACAGCAGATGACATCATCCTGCCTTACAACTCATACTCACTATCTGACAGCGTTTCATTCGATGCTAACTTCTCAGGCCTCGGATACCAAGACCTTCGTCAGTTGTCATCAACTTCTACCCTCTATGCAACAATGCTTATGGAAGAAAGAATGATGCTAATGGCTCGCGGAACTGCAACTGGTTATGCCGGTGCTCTTTCTGCTCCAACAGTAACTATTACTCACCCATCAGCAGGTACAGGACAAGTCGCTGTTGCAGATAACACTTACTATGTTTATGTAACCGCCGATGCTGGTATCTCAGGTTCAGGTTTTGGTGAGTCAATCGTTAATACTGTTACTTCACAAGCAACAACTTCACAAGTTTTGAAGATTGTTGTAACTCCTGTAACTGGCGCACTTGGCTACAACATCTACATCGGTACAACAACAGGTGTAGCAAACGCTAAGTATCAAGGAACAATCAAGAGCACAACAGGTTATATCGTAGGTACTGGATCAACATCAGTTGGCGACACAATCGTGTACTCAACAACATCTTCAATCCTTGCATCACGCGCATCAGCAGATACTTCTGCTTACGCAACAGGTTACGATGGAATCTTGACAACTGTTCTAGGTGCTAACACCGGTTACAACAACAACATCAACACAACCTTCTCAAATACAAATCCGGGAACAGAGTTCCAAGTTGTATTTGCTAACCTTTACAACTCAGTAAAGGCTGACCCTGATGAGGTATTGCTTAACGGTTCAGACCGCAAGCAACTCTCAGATGCGATCAAGGGTTCTGCAAACGCTAACTACCGCCTACAAATTTCTCAGGATGAAACCTCAGGAGTTACATACGGTTCAGTAGTTAATGGAATTGTGAACGAAACCACCGGAAAAAGCGTTCCTTTGACAGTTCATCCTTGGCTTCCACAAGGCGTTGCTCCTGTCTTGTCTTACACCTTGCCAATTCCTGATACAGAGGTATCAGATGTTTGGGCTAACTATTTGGTGCAAGACTATATGGGAATTCAATGGCCGGTAACCCAGTTCGCTTATGAGTTCTCAACTTACTTCAGAGGAACATTCTTCTGTGCTGCTCCTGCTTGGAATGGCGCAGTTTCAGGAATTGTTGCTGCTTAGTAAATAGAAATCTAAATGGGGGGAGAGTCGTAATTGGCTCTCTCCCTGTTTCTTAGGAAAGGCAAAATAAATGGGAAGATTAGTACCGCGAGATGGTTTCGCAAAAGAAGTAGAAATTAAAAGGCAATCAGGTTCTAAAGTTTTACGCGCTGGCAAAAATGGAATCTACAATGTTGAAAATCCAAAAGACATTAAAGCTCTTAAGGCAGAAGGCTTTACAGAGGGCAATTTAGCGTTACACACACACGGAGATAGCGACCGAGGGTACACTTGTACCAACTGTGGGTTTGGTTCTTGGTTTATCAAATGTTCGCGTTGTGGTCACGAATCGTCAGCCCCTAAAAAAGACGGAGATTAACAAATGGCAGCAGTATCCCCAGTAACCCAATTCTCATCAGGCTCATACCTGACAATCGCCGAGTATAAAAACGCTCCAACCGCGATTGACTATAACAATTTGGTTAATGGGGGTACTTCTGCTCAACAGGATGCCGAATTATCAGCCGTTATTCAACGCGCTTCATCCTTCATAGATATTTATGTGAACCAGCCTCTTATTGCTCAGAACTTCACAGAGCAATCTCGTAGCCGTATCACCAATGAAGGTTACTTGGTCATTTCCCCGGACTACAACAACATTGTTTCTCTCAACAGCCTCTCATACGGCTCTGTGCCTACGAATATGGTCGTGGCATCAGCATCTACTCTTGCTGCTTGCTGGTTTGAGAAGTCACAAGTGATCTACCCACTATCTCAATTAGGGCTTACTTATAGCTCAGAAGGCCCATTATCTTTTGGTTTCCCACCTACCAACGGCACAAAGATTTACGCCTCTTACAACTACACCGCAGGGTTCTGTAATGGCTTAATCTCAACTGCTACGGCTGGTCAGACTTCTTTCACAATGATTGACCCAATCGGTCTTACTGCTGGAACGCTAGTAACAATTTATGACGGCTCAAATACCGAGCAAGTTGTGGTTTCATCTAACTACACATACGGCTCTAGCACCGTCAATATCACCTCTGCGCTTAAATACACCCACGCATCAGGAGTAGCAGTAGGAAATATGCCTCAGGCGGTCAAGCAAGCCGCAATCCTTCTTACAACCGACTTCCTCAAGGTTCGTGGCGATAACTCATTGACAATGGCAGTAACTACCCGCGCATCAAGCGGCCCAAGCGTTCAATCTATTGTTGGCTCAGATATTGAACTTGCCAAGCAACTACTCGCTCCATTCCGAAGGATGCGTTAATGTCAGTAGGTCGTACACAGTTACGCTCCACTCTTTACAGTTATTTAGTTGGGGCAAGTATCCCTACCCTCAATCAAATCTTTACTTCATTTCCAAAGCGCATTAACTTTCAGATCAACGCTCAACCGGGGCAACTATCTCGGTCGGCTTGCGTAATCTTTATTCAGAGCGAGCGCGAAACTCGTTTGGCTATTGGCGGCGCAACAAGCGGCTGGAAGCGCGTTGATTTTACTGTTGTCTTACAGTTGTTCCATCACTCCGTACAAAACAACGCCGAGGATGCAATGACGGATTTTGATACACTAGTGGACAACATCAAGAACACGCTTCGAGCTAGTCATAACTTTGGTGATACCACCCAAGTCAATGTTTGGCAAGGAGCAGAACCAGCGATTGACTGTCTGTACGGAGAGCCAGTTACTTCGGATAACGGAGCAACGGAAACTTGGGCAGAAATTCGATTTGATGTTACACAAATGATTCAGGCTTAGGAGAGCAATGGCAACCTATATTTACAACGGTGACGGTGAGAAGGAATTTCCTACTCTTGGTCTAACTGTTAAATCCGGCGATACTTTTGATTCAGCAGATGAGATCGTTAATGCCGATGTCACTCTCGCTTCTGCACCAAAGAAAACAACACCAACACCGGTAGCCGCGACTACCACTACGCAAGGAGCGTGAATAGATGACACTACAAAATACCCATCGTTCGTACATAGGTATCGCTAAAGAAACAACAAAGGGAACTGCGGTCACAACACCTACCGCCTATATTCCTGTTATTGCTAATACCGTTAAGCCTCAAGATATTTACACACCATTATTTGATGAGGGATTAAGAGGCAGCCTCGTCAAGAACTATGCCTATCTACAAGGTCGCGTTCACTCACAATTTGACTTTGGTGGAGCAGTATTCGCTGACACCGTTATCTACCCTCTCGCTGGCGTACTTGGCGAAGATGTAGTTTCAGGTTCAGCTCCGTATGTTCACACACTTTCTCTCAAGAACACAACAGCAACAGCCTCAGATGCTCAACCTGCTGCTTACACAATCCTTGACTATTACGGCGCAAATGTTCGTACTTGGACTGGTCACCAATTCAGCGATTTCTCCCTTAAGTGGAACGCAGATGGACTTCTTGAATATGATGCAAAATCAACAGGATGGCAGTCAGCAACAGTTTCAACCCCAACACCTTCATTCTCAACCGTACTTCCAACAGTCGTATGGACAGGAACAGTAAGCGTTGCTGGAACAACTGTTTCAACAAACACCACAGGCAGTATAGATATGAAGCGACCTGTAACCCCTGTTTATGGAATCTCAAATGTGCAGACTCCTTACCAAGTATTCCTTGGTGCGCTTGAAGTAACTGGTAAAGCTACTTTCTTGATGGAGAACGACACACAACTTACTAACTACCTCACAAACACCCAACCTGCTCTAGTGTTTAACTGGACAACAGGAACAGGTGCGACACAGACTTCAATCCAAGCAACAATGACAAAGGGTGCTTACACACTTGCTGTTATCGAACGCTCAAAGGATTTTGTAGAAGTTCTTGTTGATTTCAACGCTCAAGGTAACCTCACCGATTCAGGAGCAGTTGGATACTCTCCTATCAAGTGGGTTGTCAAGAACGCTGTAACAACCTCAGTCGCGTAACGCCCTAGAACGCAATAGGGGTGGCAGGTTGAGCGCGCTTTGCCTTCGCACGCTCCCGCACCCCTATTGCCCTTTTTTGCTAGGATAATCTAAAGGCAATCTATCGAAAGGCAAAATATGTCAAAGAAAATTACATTAACATCGGGCGCAACAGTTACTATTAAAGATGCAGAAGATTTGAAGGTAAAAGATCGTAACCGCATTATGCGCGCTGGCGATAAAGGAACTGATGCTGAAAAAGGCATTGCTATTGGTAACGCGCTTCTTACAACAATCATCAAGGAATGGTCTTACGACTTTCTTATCCCATCAGTTAAGGAAGAATCTATCGAAGAACTACCTATTAAAGATTATGTAGAGCTTATGAAACTTACCGAAGATTTGACCAAAGATTTATTTCCTGATCTAGCAGACTCCGATAAAAACCGCTTAAACCCTGATAGCCCTTTAGACGGCTCGAACGCCTAAAAGGATTACTGCAAGGGTTTCAACGATCATCTGATCTTGATTACCCTGATGAGGAGTGGTTTTACTTCAAGTTTGCTGATCGGTTCGGCTGGACACCTGAACAGGTAGATAATTTACCTGCCGGGCGTTCGGATTGGTTGTTGGCAATCGCCGACACCGTAGAGCAGGTAAAGATTGAGCAGATGGAGAAGAAGTGAGCGACAACCTTCCCGAAGTAACTGCCGCCCTTAACGCTTGGCAAAAGCGTATGGATAAGGCAGGGGAATTAGCCGCTAAACAAATTTCTATCGCTGTGTGGAGTAAAGCTAAGGAACTCACAAGCGAAACTGTCAATCCACCTATTCAATCTAAAAATAGGTTGCGCCATAATCCTCATATTGGCGGCAATGGCACACCACCTAACTACGCAACAGGAAATCTCAACCGAAACATCATTGCCAATTCTGTAATACGACAAGGTTTTGGAACTTATGTAGCAAGCGTTTCTTCTAATGCTGAATATGCTCGCGTTCTTGAAGAAGGCTCGTCACGATGGCTAAGTGGGGTAAAATACCCATATATGTATCCGGCGCGTGATGAAATCGTCAATTCCGGTAAAGCAAGAATGATTATGACCGGGTTTATTAAAGCCGCAATGGGGGGATAGTAAATGGCAGGTGAAATCCCTAATCTTAATGTAGAGATACTTGTTCAACTTACTAACCTGACTGCCGCTGTTCAAGAGGCAACTAGCGGTCTAAACAAAATTGGTACTGCTGCCAAAGAACAAGAAAGCAAATTCTTATCTCTTAAAACAGTAATGCTTGGAACTTTTGCTGGCGGTGGACTCCAGCAAGGTATTCAGATGTTCACAAACTTCTTGAAAGAATCGGTCAAGGCTGCCGAGCAAGCACAACTTTCAACAACTCAACTAGCAACGGCGATGAATCAAGCCAAGATAAATACAGAGGCTAATCGCAAGGTAGTTGAAGCATCTATTGGCTCAATGGAAAAACTAGCCTTTACCCATACTGATGCAACCAACGCTATGACTAAGTTGGTCTTGGCTACTGGCTCGGTGGCAAATTCTCAGAAAGAAATGGGAACTATTGCTGATTACGCTCGCCTCAAGCAAATCTCTTTATCTGATGCTGCAACCACATTAACCAAAGCAAGCGGTGGAATGGTTAGAGCGTTTAAGGAATATCACATTGAACTTGATACAAGCATTTCTAAACACGATGCACTTATCAAAGCAATGGATCAACTTTCAGGCAAGATTAAAGATCAAGCTGCTGCCTATCTAAAGACATACGCAGGTCAAATGGCTGACCTCAATGTCAAAATGGAAAAGGTAAAAGAAACTGTTGGAGCAGTATTGCTGCCTATTCTTCGTAAGTTGGCAGATATGTTTGTCGAAGTTTCATCTTTTGTATCTAAACATAAAGATTTAATGATTGTCTTAGTTGCCGTAATTGGAACAGCTCTCGTAGCCGCGTTAGTGGCTGCGACTACTGCGGCTTATGCAATGATCGCACCATTTGTTGCTGCTATTGCTCCGTTTGCTGCCGTTGCTGCTGGCGTTGCTTTGTTGTGGAATCATTTCAAAGTATTTAGAGATGTTGTGGTTGATGCGGTTGAAGTTGTAGTTAAGTATTTAGGTTATTTCATTGGCTTTATAGCAAAAATTGTTGAGGCAGCCAGCCACCTTCCTATTATTGGTGACCATTTCAAGGGAATGGCTAAAGGCATAAATCAAGCAGCCGTAGAGGTTGGCAATTTTGCTACTAAATTAGATGGGTTAAAAAACAAAAAGATTAACCTTAATTTCTCAGCACTAGCTCCTGATCTTGCAGGTGGCGCAAGCGGCGG